ATCAAGTAGGTCTAAAGATCCCTAACTGTGTATACACACCAGGTGGAGCAACTGCCTTCATCAAGAAGGACCAGTGGGAGAAGGCAGAAGAGGCAGTCCCATTGCCAGGAGATATCGTATTCTTTGATTTCCCATCAGATGGCGTTGACAGAATCTCGCACGTTGGCATTGTCGTTAAAGATAACGGCGATGGCACAGTCACCTGTATCGAAGGCAACACAGCCCCAGATAAGAAGGGTGACCAGCGTAACGGAGGGCAAGTATGCCTGAAGGTACGCGCTTACAAAAAGAAGAATGGCTCCAAACTACGTAAGTCACAAGCTGTGGCTGTTGTTGGTTTTGGTAAGCCAGTATTCAAATCATAAGGAGATAAAATGAACAAAGAGAAATTGATCGCTATCGCATCAACATACCTCCGTGCTGGAGTAGCAGCAGTAATTGCTCTATACCTTGCAGGAGTTACAGATCCAAAGGCTTTAGCAACAGCAGGTATCGCTGCTATCGCAGGTCCATTGCTCAAAGCATTAGACCCAAAGGCAACAGAGTTTGGTCGTGGTGCTAAGTAATTAGCCCATAAGCGCGAGGCAAATGCCCCCTGCTCAGGAGAAATCCTGGGTGGGGGGTTCTTTTTTTATGCCTCCGGATTGTCCACAGGACAGGGAATTGTTACCAGATTCCCGCAGTTGGCACAGGTTCCGTCGAGGTGCCACCAAGCTATGTCATAGTCTTCAAAGGCTGCCATAATGTTGAATACGGTACAGCCACAGGTACAGGCGTGGACGGGTCCTAAGCCTCTGAGATCGGCTCCAAAGGGCTTAGGAAGGGTATTTCTGCGCCATAGTAAAGATGGCAGGGAGAGTAGACGGAGCCGCATAGTCTCGGGCCTCCTACTCCTCGGCCCGATAAGGGCCGCTGTACTGTTAATCGCCTACGGCTCATATTGTACTCATAGCCTGGTATAAGTGTGTCTTGCGACACGCCGTGATATGATCTGCCAATGACAACTCTGGTAGGTATCCAAGGACCTGACTTCGTAGTCCTTGCCTCCGATAGTCAGATCACCGATAACGATCAACGCATCATATCTACTCAGACTCCGAAGATCGTTCACGTTGGTGATTACCTGATAGGTATCACGGGCGACTCACGTCCTGGAGATATCCTCGCCTTTAATTGGAAACCACCAAAGTATAAGAACTATGATCCGGTGGAGTGGATGGGTAAGAGGATACTGCCTAGTATCTACGCTGCCTTTAAGGATAATGGATACGAGCTAGATAAGGATTCCAACTTCGCCTACCTCATTGCCTTTGATGGGATCTTATTTTCTATCGGATCAGATCTATCCTTTAACGCCAGTGAGCGTGGACTCTTTACAGCCGGTAGCGGTGGAGCATTTGCCTTGGGTTATCTCTACTCACTCAAGCCTGGATCGTATAAGTCCCTGCTGATGTCTAAGGTTGTGGCAGAGCGAGCAATAAAGATCGCGTCGGTACTTGACGTGAACACCTGTCCTCCGATTCAATTAGTTACTCAACAGAAGGGATAGAAAAATGCTTGGATTTTTATTCGGTTTGCTTATTGGCTTCGTAGCAGCGTATGCTTTCGATGCTTGGTTACAGCACAGAGATAAGCGATAATGGAAAAGACTTTAAGGTATGCACTAGAAGAAGCAATAGCTTCTGGTCGCAGATCAGCAGCTCCATTCATTATGGAGATAGAACTACGTGAAATGATCGCACAACAGTTGGAAGCAGCAGGACATACAGAGGCTGCATTTATCGTAAGGAACCCGCAATGATTACAGATCCTAAAGAACTACTGCTATCAGTACTCCACGCTAAGGATGCCTCTCGTGATCGTAGTACTCAGACACAGGTAGGTCCATCAGAGATTGGTGGTTGTCGTCGTAAGGTCTGGTACCGGTTGAACGCACAGCCACACACCAACGATAACCAGTCTAAGTTAGCAGCGATTATGGGTACTGCTATTCACTCAGCAATCGAAGAAGCTATCCAGCACTTAGATCCTGAAGGCAAGGATTACCTTGTTGAAGCAGCAGTTGAGCACGGTGATATGAAGGCACATATAGATTTATTTATACCTAGTACTGGCGCAGTAATTGACTGGAAAACTTCTAAGGTAAAGAACCTTTCATACTTTCCATCAACGCAACAGCGTTGGCAGGTACAACTCTATGGCTATCTACTATCTAAGAATGGTCACGAGGTAAAGACAGTAAACCTTGTGGCTATCGCTAGAGATGGCGATGAGAAGAACGTCAAGGTACATACAGAAGATTACTCTGAAGATGTAGCACTGACTGCTCTTGCTTGGCTAGAAGGTGTCAAGGCATCTACTGAACTGCCAGAACCAGAGAAAGATTCTAACTTCTGCAAGAGTTACTGCCAGTACTACGATGAGTCTGGCGAGATGGGTTGCACTGGCCTAAAAAAAGAACGTATCGTCCTTAGTGATGTAGTAATTGAGGACGAAGAGGTTGACAAGAATGCACTGCACTTCTTACAATTAGATGCACAGATTAAAGAGCTTGAAACAATTAAAGATTCCTTGAAGGCTTCCTTTGAGGGAACCACAGGCGTCACAGCTAGTGGTATCGAGATCAGTTGGACAAAGGTTAAAGGTCGTGAGACAGTTGACAAGGAAATGGTAAAGAAACTTATCGGTCACATACCAGTAAGTATCGGTGAAGAGACAGCAAGACTAAACATCAAACCAAGTGGAGGAAAGTAAATGGCTACAGAAGGAACAAAGTTCCAGATTAACTACAAGTTATCTGATGGAACACTTATCAATCTTTATGCTGCAACAGTTGGTGAACTAGAAGCAGGACTAGCAGACCTTGCTATGAACGCACTCAACATTCGTGCTACCGGTAATGAACTATCAGGTGGATCAGCACCAGCGCCAACAGTTGCATCAGTTGCTGCAGCATTTAATGCAACACCAGTTGCTGCTCCTGCATCAGAAGGATCACAGTCCTGTCGTCACGGAGTAATGTCATATCGTGAAGGTACTAATGCTCAGGGTAAATCTTGGAAGGGTCATATGTGCGCTGCACCAAAGGGTGCGACAGATAAGTGTGACACTATCTGGGTTCGATGATAGGTGCGCGAGCCTCGGTTCTATGAGGACCCTGCTTGCGCTTCAGTAGGTGGTGACTTCTGGTTTCCTGAAAAGGAAACTGGAGGTTCCAATAGTACCGAAATGGTTATGGCTAAATCAATTTGTAGAAGGTGTCCACATCAAGCAGAGTGTGCTGAGTGGGGAATACAGAATGAAAGTCACGGCATTTGGGGAGGCATCACTGAAGGTGAACGCAGGTTTATCCGACGTAGACTAAAGATAATAATTAAAGGGGGAGAAGTTGCTTGACTTATCACGTGCTTGGAGTGGTGTGCTTACCAAAGCAACACCTCTTCCTGACGTGTGGCAAGCGCTATCACTGAAGCAGATTAAGTTCCGGCGAGGACAAGTCTGTATGGTAGCTGCTGCTCCCAATGCCGGTAAGTCTATGTTCGCACTTGTCTATGCGATGAAGGCAGATGTACCAACGCTCTTCTTTTCAGCAGATACTGATACCACAACTGTGATGATGAGAGCAGCATCTGTTGCCTCTGGTCATTCACAACAATCGGTGGAGTTTAACTTATCTAAGGATAAGCACTACTACGATAGACACTTTGGAAAACTAGAACATATCAAGTGGGTCTTTGATTCATCACCATCACTAGATGATATCGAGTTAGAGATCAGAGCATATGTAGAACTCTATGGCATAGCTCCAGAGTTAATAGTTATAGATAACTTAATGAACGTTGCAGCAGAGACTGACAATGAGTGGGCTGGCTTACGTGCGATTATGATGGAACTGCACGATATGGCACGTAAGACTGAAGCCTGCGTACTTGTGCTACACCACGTATCTGAGCAGAGTGAGTATGGATCACCATCTAACCCACCTGCTAGACGTGCTATTCACGGCAAGGTAAGTCAGTTACCGGCGTTGATCCTAACGCTTGGCTATGACCCATCCAACGGTGAGTTAAAGGTAGCTGTTGTCAAGAACCGCTTTGGTCCACACGCTGCAGATGGTAAGGATTACGTAACACTCTTTGTGAACTATGCTGC